GAACACGAGATCGTTCTGCTCGCGATCGAAGAAGCCGAAGGATCGCCCGGCCAGCGCCGGGTCGAGTCGGCTTGCGATGTACTTCTGAGCGTGATACCCGATCGACCGCGTCTCGACGCCGTCGAAGAGCCGCACGGCACCATCCAGCCCGAGGAAGGCGTGCAAGCCATCGCTGACTTGCACCGCGGCAAGCGGCGACACCGGGCCGGCGACCGCCGCGGACTTCAGCTCGAACCGGAATGGCGCGATCGTCGGCGCCTGAGCGAACATCATGTAGATCGCGTCTTCCTTGTAGATCGCGGACTGCAAAGGGCCGAACTCGAGTGCGGCGACGATCGCCCCCGGGGTGTCGACGAGGATCCCGCTGAGTGTCACCCCCCATCCCGCATCGAAATCCTTGCTCGCCGACACGTCGTAGGCGGAGCCGGAGATCGTCGGCCCCGAGAGCAGGTGGAAGAGCACGATGCGGTCGTTCGCGATGACCATCGTGCGTGCCCGCGGGGGCGACCCGCCAGCCGCCGAGAAGCCTGCAGCCGCGCCATCCCATTTCTTCAGTGTGTCCGCGCCGTTGATTCCGAGGAGGTACTTCGTGCCGCCGCGATCGAAGACCCGAAAGACGATCTGATCGCCTGCGGCGCCCGTCAGGGTGCCAGTGATCGAGTCCCAGGTGCCGGCGCCCGTGTTGTATTTGCGCCAGCCGACCCTCGTCCCCATGACGAGCCGACGCGCGCCGTCGTTGTGGACGTAGTCCGCGAAGGCCATCGGGCGCTCGTTGACGTCGTTCCCGAAGGCGGTGAACCCGGCCCGGCCTCGAAAGATGCCGTCGCGATAGATCCAATTCTGCGAGTCACGTAACGCGGTGGGCGGAACGTCCTGCGGCGCCAGATCCGCCCGCACGCCGTCGGTCGGCACCGAAAGACGGAATGGCGGAGTGACCGAAGGCATCTCTACGAAGTGGAAGCGGCGGGGAGGAGCTCCACGGTGAGGGTTTTCATCGTGATCGTGTTAGTCCCGCCCGGGAACGAAGGCCATTGAGCGGTGACATCAACCACCTTGCCCGCCGTCGTGTCTAACGTGAAGCTACTGACGACGCTGTCGTTGCCGCGCATATTGAGAAGGAAAAAAGCGCCGAATCCCGCGCCGACCGCGAGCACGCCGGCGGCGCCGATCGACCGGACGACGGCGCTCCCCTCGATGACCCACGGCGCATTCGTCTGAGTGCTGACGGCCTGGGCGTGGAGCAAAACGACGTTGGCGCCGATTCGGACACGGAGGTTGATCGAGGCGGCGCCTGCCGCCGTAAAGATCCCGGACGCCCTAATCCTGATGATGTTGCCTACCGCGAGGATGTTCGCCGGGATCGTGTAGCTCTTGTCGAACGCGGTTTCCGTGACCGTGGCGTTGATTGCAGACGAGTCCGCAATCTGCGCGTACTTCGCCCGCCCTGTCACGACCTCCGTGATGTCCGTGTTGACCGGAACGCCGAGGATGTCCGCGACCGCCTGCTCAACCTCGCCGATGACGTTGTCGATCGACGAGACGGCAGTCGCATTCGAGGACCGGGCGGTCTTGAGCTGCTGAGGAAGCGCCACGGGTTATCCCGGCTCCTCGATGACGAGCGGCCCGCCAGAGTGACGCGCGCGTGCGTTCTCGATGACGAGCTTCAGTTCGGCGTCACGCGCTCCCTGCTCCCACACGGGCAACCGGGGATCCTCGATCAGATACTTCGAGGCGTAGACCAGCGCGCGGAAGAACACCGCCTCCCAGGCGAATTGTGTGAAGAGATTCGTGTTGAGGGCGTCGGTCAGGTCTTCCGGTACGGCGTAGTAGTTGATGTGGCCGGCGAATGTCGCCTCCGGCGTGGGGCCGAACTGAAGCTTGCCAGCCCAAAACGTGTAGAACGCGGGCAGTCCTGTCTTTGCATCATCTGGAAAGAGAGCGTCAAACTGCTCTTTGGACCTCTGGGTGACGAACACGATAATGGATAGATCGGTGAGCGACTGATACCAAATGCTGTGAGGCCGGGAGAAATCGGACGGCACCCCATAGTCCCGAACGCCAACGCTCAAAAGGAGGTTGGTGCCCGAGCCGCCCACCTCATTGAGCCAGAGGTCGTGCAGCCGTGCGAGATCCCGCATCGCCAGGTTGATGCAGTCGCCGCGGACGCTGTCGGCCAGCCGTCCGATGTCCACCGCGAGCCAGTCGCCCAGCTTCGCCTTGAGGTCTTGGAATGTCGGCGGCATCGACCTACTTCTCGATCAGGCTCTTCTTGCGAACTTTCGCTTTGAGGCTGCCCTTCCCGCCGCGGGAGTGCTTGAGATTCTTGAAGAACTGGACCCTCTTCTCGTCCCGGCTCGTGACCTCGTCCTTCGACGACCGCACCGGGCCGAGCGCGCGCGAGGGCTTGCTCTTCGAGTAGAGACGGAAACCCGAGCCCTCCTTTCGGATCACTTCTTCCTGCTCAGGCTGCCGATCCCGCCGACGTGCGCGCGTGGGCTCACTCGGCGGTCGTCCGCCGCGGCGATCTCTTCGGGGGTCTCCCGAGGGTGGATGTGGACCCCGTACCATTCGTTCGATTCGATCAGTGCGATAACCGCCGGGTCGTCGGTTTCGAAAACCCCGTTCTCGAATCGGACTCGCTCGCCGAGCACGAGCTCCGGAAATCTGTTGGAGACGTAGCCGCGTTTGCTCATGGTCAGTAGCCCACCACATCGGCCTCGAACACCGCACCGTTCAAGGTCGCCTCGTTGGTCGCGCACTCGACCATCGGGCCGGCCGCGCCGACCTTCCAGCACTTCATCTTCCCGGTGGACTGTTTCCAGCTCGCCCCGAACCCGATGTCGGAGATCCCGAGATCGACTCCAGCGATGGTGTTGAGGCCGAAGTCGGACGCGGCTAGGGTGTAGCCGGTGCCGTTGACGTAGGAAGCGTCCGTTGTGATGCGCGCACGACGGAACTTGTAGCCGCCCGCGTTCTTGATTGGGGTTGCAACGTAGGTAATCGCGAGTGCCATTGTTCAAAAACCTCCTGGGCTCGCGCCCTGTCGAAAGGGGCGCGGCCGGGGGTTATGGCCTCCCCCGGCCGAGCCGAGTGTCACCGTTTACGGAATGAACGTGTTCGCGTCCTTCAGCACCGCGTGGGCGACCTCGTGCGAGAGCTCGAGGCCGCACTCCGAGATGTACTGATCCTTCCGAGCGTCATCGCCAGGGTTGCCGACGTTGGGCTCGTACTTCGTGTCGCGCCCCCGCAGGTAGCGGTAGCGGACGAACTTCGGGTCGATGACGAGTCCCCAATCCTTGAAGGACGGGTTCTCGTTGAACAGCGGATGCGCCTTGAGCATCAGCGTCCCGTGCGGCGTGATGTACCGCTGGATGTTCAGCCCGTAGCTTTCCGCCGCGGGGACCAGGTCGATCGTGCCGGTGTTGCGCGCGATCCTCGAGATGATGGTCAGCACGACGTTTCCGACGAGTGCCAGCTTGGTGTTCGAGCCGTACTTGAAAACGTCCTGGAGGAAGTTCTCCCAGCCGTCGGTCGAGACCCCGGCCGAGAAGTCCTTGATGTTGGTTGCGACGGTCGCGACGACACCCTTCGTGGTGCGTTCCGGCTGCGCGCCGGTGACGTCCTCGACTCCGGTGCCCCAGATGAACGCCTTCTCCTGCCCCGTCTCGTGCAGCTCGAGCGCGTCCCGCTGCGCCTCCTTGAGTGGCTTCGCGGTTCGCAATTCCGTCGCGATCGCCGTGCGCGTCAGGTCGATGACGTCACGGAAAATCTGACAGAAGTTGTTCTTGACCGTGGGGTCGTAGGTGATCGCGGTCGGCAGCGGCGCACCTTCCTGGTGATGCGAGCCGACGATCAGGAGCCCGTCCCCATCGTTCATCGCCGCGGCGGTCGAGCCCTCGCCACGGACGACCGTGAGGGCCGTCCAGGGGTTGACCGGATCGGCTGTGACCCAGACGACTTCGAGCGTGCGCTCGTTGAAGAGCGAATGGCCCTTCTTGATGACCTTGCCGGGCGCCGTGCCCTGAAGCTCGAGCGTGGTGTCGCCCGCGGTCTGCGCGCCGGAGACGATGACGCGCTGCGAGAGCAGACCCTTTTCGAACCACTTGAACTCGGGATCGGTCGTTTCGGCATCCGGCGTCATCCCGAGAAACGCCGTCAGCGTCGCCTTCGTGTTGGGGTCGATTCGAAGGATTCCCTCGCGGTAATTCTTCGGGCGCTCGTCTGCCGAGAACGACCCGGTCCCGCGCATTCCTAGAGTGGGCATTTGTTACCTCTGCAGCCCTTACCGGACGAGATCCCACAGGTGATCGGCCTCGCCTTCCGGAGCGCGCATCGGGCGGGAACTCGTGGTGCCGCCTTGCGCCTGCCGGACCTTCTGAGCACGATCCTTCTGCACTTGCTCGTTGGCCTGTCGGGCCGCTTCGAGAAGAACGTCTTGATTGAACGCAGCGAACTGCCGGCCGAGAAACTCCGGCGTCAGCTGCTTGCGCTGAGGATTCAGCTCCACGATGAAGCCGCGGAAGTCCTCACGCACCTTCGGATCCTTCAGCAAGTCGAAATGCCCGCCCTGACCCGTCAGCTGATCCAGTGCTCCGTTGACCTGCTGATCTACCGTGATCTGGTCTGCGGAAGTGACCAGCTGCCCGCGCCACTGCATCAGGTCGCCGACTGCGCGGCGGGTGTCCATCAGGAGATCCCGCATGAGCAGCTGTTGGCTGAGGGCCTTCGGGTAGAGCTCGACGAGGTCCCCTTCGAGCCAGTCGCCTTGCACGAGCGCATCGAGTTGCGGCCGGTAGGCCGTCTCGAGCATCCCGATCGTGATCGGCGGCTGCTGCGATGCGGGCTGCTCCGAAGGCATCTGCGCCTGCGGCTGCGCGCCCGCGATGCGCTCGAGAAGCTCCTGATGCTTGCGCGAGAGGTTGGGGAGCTGCTCGTAGCTCTGGGTGAGGTCCTCGAGGAGTTCCGGCTTTTGGGCGAGCTGTTGGGTGAGCTCCGTCGCGGTGTAATCCCGGCCGCGAAACTTGAGGGTCTTTTCCTTCGGCGCGGGGACAGCGGCGGTGACTGCTGAGAGGGTGCTCGGCTCTTCTCCGGGTACGGCTGGCGACGGCGCCTTCGGGACTTCCGGTCGCTCGATCGATCCCGGGACCGGCTCCGCAGGCTGCGGTGGGGCCGGGGGCTCGGAATCGCTCGTCAGCGATGCCAGGAAGTCGTCGGGTGCCGTGACCTCGGCCGCAGGCGCGGATTCGAGTG